TCATGGCGCAGAACATCAGCGGTAAGGTCAAGTAACCAACTACCAACAACGCTACCACGACGCCATAACTCAGCCACCTCAACAGTGTCAATATCATATTGATAATCTGCCGGGTTTTCCATCGGAGCAACCTCAGCATCCCCTTCCTTAACATATTTGGAACCAAGATTACCATGATGGAGAATATTAAACCCTTCGGCATACGCCTGCATGATTCCATACTCAACTCCGTTATGGACCATCTTTACAAAGTGTCCTGCACCAGGTCCACCACAGTGCAACCAACCGTACTCAGCAGATGTTGCGTTTGTGTAAGGGTCTGTGCGGGCTGCAGCACCAATCCCTGGTGCGAGTGCGCGGAAAATGGGGGCACAGACAGATACTGCGCCACTTGCACCACCAACCATAAGACAGTATCCACGCTCCAGACCGTAAACTCCACCACTAGTACCGCAGTCAAGATATTGGATGCCCATCTTAGCCAACCTTTCTGCTCTCCTGCGAGAATCCTTAAAGTTGCTATTGCCATGGTCAATAATAATATCCCCGTCGCCAAGTAATGGTAGTAACTCATTCAGTGTGTCCTCTACTAATTCTGCGGGGATGACAAGTTGGAAGATGCCTGGTGCTTTACCAGTCATACCATCTTGAGTGTGAACTATTTGAACAAGGCTTTCCAGATTAGTGGCAACTCCACTAACATAACCTGCTTCATACGCTTCTTGAGCTTTTGCATAGTTTCTCCTGTAACCCCAGACTTCGATGCCTGCTTTCATCATACGGCGAGACATACCCTCACCCATACGACCAAGACCGATTAATCCTACTTTCATTTAATCCTCTTTATCGTAAAATTTTTAATACTTCACTTTCGACTTTATCTATAATGCCATCCACTACATTCACATCCAAATTCATGAATGGTGGAATGACACCTAGAATTCTTAGAAGTCCATCAACAAACAAAGCAAGACAGATCAATCCCAATGTCATACTAATAAGAGATGCATTGCGATTGTGTTTACGCATTGCCTCGTCAATTGCTTCTTCAATTAATCTGTCAACCTCTGCTTTGGTGTAGCAATGCTCAGGTTTCAGTTGTGTCATCCGATGCGCCATGATTTAGATTATCCATTGGATCGGGTTTTCCTGCTACAATAGCACATGCTCTCTTGTAGAAGTAGTTATCGGTAGTACCGTTTTCCTCAAACTTTGTTTTTATAATTGCCCAGTTGTTAAACTCATCTGGATGCATTTTTGGTTACCTTTGGTTTGTGTACTAATACCCATAATCTAGTAAATATTTAGAATTTGTCAACCACAAATTTGTCCGGCTACCAACACATACCTAAAGAAAACCTTAACGAACGTCGAAATCTAACTTCCGAATCTTTCTTTTTCTTCTAGATTCTTGCCATTCCATGTCTGTTGCTGACAGTTTTGTTTTCCTTTCCTGACCACTATCAATCATAACTACCTGAGATAAATCTGCTGCTGAGACTTTATCTCCCTTGACAGTTGTCATATTAGGACACCCGCAACATACAGGTTTGGATCCTTGTGCGATTAATTCCTTACCGCAGGATTTGCATTGTACTTTTAACATTGTACTGTACCACTATTCTCTTTTGCAAAGCAATCTATTTAGTTGTCTGATGCCCGGAGACGGGATCGAACCGCCGACCGCCTCGGTGTAAACGAGATGCTCTACCGCTGAGCTATCCGGGCGAAACACTACACTTATCCTAATGCTTGCTGTGGGGCAGTTAAACCCAACATTCTGACAGTTTGTAATGGAGTAAGACACAATTTCCGTTGTGAATATCCCAAGGGGGTTTATCCCATTGCTGGCACCTTGGTTGGAACGTCTCAAGTTCCTGACTCCTCCACCTGGACTCGAACCAGGGACAGGGTGATTAACAGTCACCTGCTCTACCAACTGAGCTATAGAGGATTATTTGTTGTCAAGCATATACTCAACAGTGTTTGCTACATCATTCATAGCATCACGTAACTCTGGTTGTTGTCCAGAGTGACATTCTGTTTTAGTGACACCGTTCTTAAACTCTTCGCAGAGTGTCCAACGCCACTGTTTCATACTCTTTGAGTACCAAAGATTGATTTTCATTGTGTCCCTATAAGGGGAAGCGAGATACCGGATTTGAACCGGTGACGTTCTGCTTGGAAGGCAGACATTCTACCGCTGAATTAATCTCGCAATAGAAGCAGTATAAACTACTTCCTTTTGTTTGTCAACTATCAAAGACAAACTCTTTCCATTCATCAACTCCTGTATTCTCTAAGTCCATCAGAACCTTAGAGACAGGTGCCATTGGTTTTCTTGCCAACTTCATATTGGTCTGCTCTAGGAGTTTGTCTCCTTTCTTGACATTACAAGGTGAACATGCAACAACTAGATTCTCCCAGGTATCCTGTCCTCCTTTTGATTTAGGAAGCACATGATCAATTGTAAGACTCTTGGTAGAACCACAATATTGACACTTATTCTTATCTCTCTTGTAGATCAGATTCCGTGTGGGGTGTAGATTTGACATGCGACGGAATGGAATAATAACATAGTTCACCAATCGAATTACTCTGCTAGAGATAACTCTTGCTTTTTCTTTAAACAGAAGTATAACTGCCCTCTTCCAATTAGTAAAGTGAAGAGGTTCATAGGAACTATTTAAAACCAGAACAGTCGCGTAAGGCTGAATAGTTTCCATAGTACATTAGGTAAAGGCGGGTTAGACAGGACTCGAACCTGTGACCGACTGCTTAGAAGGCAGTTGCTCTATCCATCTGAGCTACTAACCCTTGACCGACCTATGTATTATACTAGGTCTGTCCTGTGGTGTCAAGGGCAGTATGAATAGAAGACTGACAAAGGATCCAAAGATAATCCCAATCAGAATACTGCTTATCAGTTCTTGACGATTAGACTGTACCATGTTTCACTCATTCCATTAATAATACTTTCAGCACCCTCACGATCGTCTGTATACCCTTCAGAGATGAGGTGCTCTACTACCTGCTCGTAGTACTTATTGTGCTCTTGGAGTTCCTTAGGTGTAGGTTTCATCTTTACGAATTCTTTTCTTTATTTAGTTGGATAAATAACTAAAAAGTATCTTGATAAAATGGCTGATAGAATCCCACTCATTGTAAATCCAAGTGCAAACCAAATCCAAGAAGTCCCTAATGGTGATGTTGTTACCTTAATAAACAATATTGCCTCTAGTAATAAGACTACTGGTGCATTAGTTGTAACTGGTGGCGTAGGAATTGGTGGTGCTTTAAATGTGGGTGGAGACATCACTGCATTCTCATCCTCTGATGTAACTCTTAAAGAGAACATTACTCCAATATCAAATGCGGTTGATAAAGTTCGTTCCATTAGTGGTAATACTTTTACATGGAATGAAAAGTCCGTTTACAACGGGGAAGAAGGAACTGGCATAATCGCACAAGAAATAGAAGCACTCCAATTACCTGGTGTAACTGAAACAAGAGAAGACGGAACAAAAGCAGTAAGGTATGACAGATTAGTACCACTTCTCATTGAAGCAATCAAAGAATTAGACGGAAAGATTAAATCTCTGGAGGGATAAATGGCAGTTAAAGCATCTGGATCTCCATTATCATTTTCTGAAATAGAAACAGAGTTTGGTCAGAACAGTGATCGAGACTTAGGAGAATATAGAGTTAGTCAAACTGTAGGTGGATTATCTAATCAACCACTAGATACCAGTATACCACAAAGTGGTGAGATAAAATTTAGTGATTTTTACGGCAAAAGATTAAATGTAATCATTGATTATCATTCTGGATCAACAGAAAATCGTCCAAGTGACGCAAGAGCAAAATATCAGGCGGGATCAACCAGCGGAAATAGAACTATAATTGGTGGATTTAAAGATAGAATCTCAGGTGATTCATCTGGAAGTAAAGTAAGAATACATGTCAATAAAACAATTGGTTCTGCTAAAGGTAATGCAAATAATTGTGCTGTAAGAACAGGATCATTTGAAACTGGAACAGTTGTAACAGTAGAGATTGGTTCTTCTGGAAAATTATATGGTGCTGGGGGAGATGGTGGTCATGGTGGAACTGGTGAAGGCGGTGGATCTGGTTCTGGCAATAGAAATGGAGCTAGTGGTGGAACTGGAAGTAGTGCGTTAGGCGTAGAATTTAACGGAACAACAGTTATTAACAATGGAACAATCGCTGCAGGATTCGGTGGAGGTGGTGGTGGAGGTTTTAGAAAAGTAGAAAGAGAAGAATTTGGTCCAGGTCCAGTGCGTACAGCCAATGGCGGTGGTGGTGGCGGTGGTCAAGGACTGCCTGCAGGAAGTGGTGCAGGTGGTAACGCATCAGGTGGTAATGGAAGTCTGACTTCTGGTGGTAATGGTGGAAGTGGAGAAGAAGAGGAAGAAGCACACGGCGGCGGTGGCGGCGGTGGAGGTTCTAATGGATCCGGTGGTGAAGGTGGTAATAGTAATGATGGTGGCAATGGAACTTCATCTGGTGGAGGAAACGGTGCAGATGGCGTTCATACAGGAAGTATAGAAAGTGAAAATAATGTGACAGGAGAAGGTGGGTCCGGTGGTGGAAATGGTGCAGCGATCCGTAGAACAAGTGGTATCACTGTGAATATAACCAACAACGCAACAATCACTGGAGCAACTAATGCAACTGGAGTTTCTTAATTAATTGCTGCCTGTTCTAATTGAAAACCATTAGCGCAACAGAAGAAACTCGAAATACAATATCTACCCCAACCATCATAGTAATCTGAATTTTTAATGCTTACTTTTTTTACACCATGTTTTACCCAACCTGGTAAAATTATCATTGAGTTATTTTTACATGGAACTTCGTAATCATAGTCAGGAAAATATAACTCTCCTCCTTCAAACTTCTTAGGTTCTTTGTAAAAGTATGAGAATGCTAAGAACTGAAAGGTTTTATCTATGTGTGCGTCATAGTATTCTTCATCATGATAATACCTTATCTTTGTAACATCATAACTTGCCATCGGTGCAATTGAACAGCAATCATGTATCTTAGCAAAAGGTTCTAATATTTCTGGTAAAAATAATTTTCTATTTACAGTTAAAATATTAGATAGATTTCTGTAATTAACACCATTAACCTTATCAATTACATAAACTGCATCTAAAGCAATTGCATGAGAATTTGTTTTATCTACTACTCCACCAAAATCTTTTGGTTCTAGAAGTTTTCCTGGTTTAGTATAATATTTAAGTTCTTCCCAAACTAATTCTAATTCCTCTTCATTATAGAAATTTTCTATGATTAGGTGCGGAAAAGGATCAGAATATGCATTACCGTTAAGTGTTTCCATTTTCTACTTTAGAACAAAGATCAATAAAATATTCAGCATCGATGATTGCTAATGGTTTCTTACCATTCTTTTTCATGATGACTATCGGTTCATAGTTACTGGCATTTGCCTTTGCTTGATCATAAGCATCCCATACGTTGAGTTTCTCTACATTCTTACACTCAACACTATATGGAAACTTTTCTCTAGCAGACCTTGCCATTTGTACATCCTCACCGCCTGCTCCCATAGAGCAGGACTTAATGTCTTCTGGATGTATATCAAAGGTCTCTATAAGTTGTTGTACTACCCATTGTTGTAGTCTTCGCCCCTTTGCTTTCGCACTCTGCGTCTTCATTAAGTATTCATATAAGCTTATATACTAGTTATCTATGAACCCTGACAGAGTTATTCTACACAAAAAAACGGGGTCTGTCAAGACCCCGTGTATCAATCTTCTGCTTTGTACGCTTCGTAACCATCATAATCTCCGAAGAGATAATCATCTGCTTTAGCTGCCTCCGTATACGCTCTCAGAGAGTCCTGGATAGGAGTTAGAGGGTCTAGTTCCTCCATCTCCTTCCAGATCTTCTCAAACTCCTCAGAGTTTAAATCCTGCGAATGAGTCTTTTTTGACATCCTGTTTGATTCCCCCGACGATGTACGATTCGACCTCAGTCTCCTGAGGTGCTACTTGTAATCCCTTAGAAGAGATCCAGTGCTCCGTCCATGGCAGTGGGTTGTTCTTCGCTGGAATATCATAGATTGGTTTGAGTCCAATCCCCTTCATTCTACGATTTGCAATCCACTCAACATACTGGTGCAGAAGTTTGTCATTCAGACCAATCATAGATCCATCTTTGAACAAATACTCTGCCCATGCTTTTTCTTCATCAACAGTCTTACGGAACATCTCATAAGTGTTCTCTTCTTCTTCCTTGGCGATCTCTACCATTTCTGGATCGTCGCCTGCTTTCCACTTAGTAATAATATTCTGTGTTAATGCCAGATGCTGATTCTCATCACGAGCAATGAGTGAAATGATCTTTGCAGATCCTTCCATCAGTTTCAGTTCGCCAAAGGCAAAAGAGCAAGCAAATGAAACATAGAAGCGAATACCCTCAAGGATATTCACATTCATCACTGCACGATACAGTTTACGCTTCAGTTCCTTACGCTCCTCCAGCATGTTTGGAGAGTCCTTCCATGAGTCCTCCCACATATGACTGGAACCCCAGCGTTGTGCGGCATTGATGAAGGAATCATATGCCTCTGTGACGCTCTTGGCACGCTCAATAATTTTCTCGTTATCGAGAATCTTATCAAAGACCTCTGAGGCATCTGGATAGACGTTCTTGATGATGTATGTGTATGAACGACTATGGATCATCTCCATGAATCCCCATACCTCCATACATGCCTCAAGTTCAGGGAGGGAGCAGTAAGGCATAAACGCCATACTAGGACCACGACCCTGAACTGAATCAAGAAGGATTTGATATTTTAAGTTGGAAGTGAAGATGTGCTTTTGTTCTGGTCTCAGATTTGCGTAATCTGCTCTATCTTTTTGTAAGGAAACCTCTTCGGGTCTCCAGAAGTAACCTAATTGTTGTTGTGTTAATTTATCAAAGACAGGATATTTGTAAAGATCGTATCTCTGAACTCCGAGTGGTTTACCAAAAAACATTGGTTGCTTTTTGGTATCTACCTTTTCAGCATTAAAGACGGTCATACCATCCATCTGATCTTTCCCCTGTGTAGTAAACTTGTATTCTTTCATTTTAAATCTTGCAACTTTCGCAATCTTCTTCCTCCGCTGCTTCTAATTCTCCTACAAGATTATCTAGCAATTTAGAATCTTCTAGATTTTCATCAGACTTAAAGTCGTAGGTATTTTGATAGTAACTAGTCTTCCAACCGAACTTATATGTCCGCAGAAGATCCTGTGCCATTTCAGATACAGGGACTTCGTTGTCAGCATAGTTCTTAGGATTATAACTCCAATTGCCACTGATTGCTTGGTCGAAGAACTTCTGCATCACAGAAACAATATTGATATAGCCACTGTTATCAAGCATATCCCAAAGAAGTGTATAACTGTTCTTGAGATGTTGGTAACCAGGGACGATCTGTTTAAGCGGTCCTTTTTTGCTTTTCTTAATGGACAGATACCCTCTAGGTGGCTCGATTCCATTCGTCGCGTTTGACACAACGGAACTGCTCTCCGATGGCATCTGAGCAGACAAGGTTGAGTTCCGTAAACCTTTGTCCATAATATCTCGTCGTAAGTCTTCCCAGTCATAATTATATCCAGGGTTAGAAATTTCGTCTACATCAGACTTGTAAGTGTCAATTGGAAGTATACCGTCTGCATACTTCGTACGAGAGAAGTAACCGCAAGGTCCTTTCTCTTCTGCCAGTTTGTTAGAGGACCTCAGCAGGTAATACTGGAATGCCTCAGTGAGTCTATGGATGTCATCCCATGCCTCTTGGGAGTCATACTTGTGTCCGTTCTTTGCAAGGTAGTGTGCCAGACCAATATAACCCACACCAAGAGACCTGCGATTCTTGGTTGCAACCTCTGCTGCAGTGATTGGATAGTCCTGATAGTCAATCAGTTCGTCCAGACCCCTTACAGCAAGGTCACAGAGTTCCTCAAGGTCAGTCAGTTTGTTGACCTTGCCGATGTTTACGGCGGAAAGAATACACAATGCAATTTCACCGTCTCCATCAATATGTTGCAGGGGCACTGTAGGCAGAGTGATCTCCTGACACAGGTTGCTCATCTCTACCTTATCCTTAAACGAGGAGTGAGAGTTACAGTGGTCGATATTCATGATGTAAATACGACCGGTCTCTGCTCTCTCCTTCAGCAGATTCAGGAACAGCTCCTGCGCCGGTAGAGTCTTCCTCGGAATAGATCCATCAGATTCATAACTTGTATAGAGATCATCAAAAGATTCAGTTCCAAAAGCATCGTAAAGACCTGGAACATCGTGAGGGGAGAAGAGAGAAATTTCTTTTCCTGAGATGAACCGTTCATAGAAGAGTTTAGAAATTTGAATGCTGTAGTCGAGTTTTCGGACACGGTTATCTTCCGTCCCTTTATTGTTTTTAAGTACAAGGATATCCTCTATTTCTTGGTGCCAGATTGGGAAGTGGACAGTCGCTGACCCACCTCGTATTCCATTTTGTGTACAACAGCGGACAGTTGATTCAAACTTTTTAAGGAAAGGTACAACGCCTGTGTGTTGAACTTCTCCACCCCTGATTTTAGCGTTGATGCCACGGATTCGACCTGCGTTGATGCCGATTCCCGCCCTTTGTGCAACGTATCTGCCAATAGCCATATCAGAGCTAAAGATAGAATCGAGGGAGTCATCAACATCAACAAGAACACAGCTAGCAAATTGTCGAAGTGGGGTTCGCACTCCTGCCATGATGGGGGTTGGGATGTTGATTTTGTGTCTGGAGATTGCATTGTAGTACCTGTGTACATAATCCATCCTAGTATCTTTAGGATAGTTTGCAAATATTGTTGCGGAAATTAACATATACATGTACTGGGGAGTCTCGTACAACTCACCAGAACTCCTGTCTTGAACAAGATACTTATCAACTACCTGGCGCAGACCAGCATAGGTGAATAACATATCACGTCCATGATCAATCCAGGAATCAATTTTATCCCACTCTTCATCTGAATATTTATCAGAAAGTTCCGAATCGTAGATACCCTTATGAGCACCGAGCACAAGGTGTTCCTGAACATGTGGGAATCCTTTGTTCCAATCGGCACCGAATACCTGCTTGTAGAGACCAAACAACAGCAGTCTAGCAGCGACAAACTGATAGTTTGGGGAGTCCAGGTCAATCAAGTCAGAAGCAGACCGTACAAGGATCTCCTGGATCTCTCCAGTAGTGATTCCATCATAGAACTGAATGCCTGACTGAATCTCTACCTGTGAAGCAGATACACCTGCCAATCCTTCACAGGCTTCCTCTACCATAATATGAATCTTATCTAAGTTCAGGGGTTCAACATTCCCGTTACGCTTTTGAACCTTTGTACCGTTGGTCATACTTTCTTCCATCTGTTAAATTTTACTTTAGCATTAAGTCCGTGGTAAGCACTTGATGATACCACATATTGGACATCTAGTCCAGCGAGAACCATATCATTTAGGTCCTTCTCTTGTATCTTTGAGTTCCAAATTACTACCTTATCTCCGTTGTCAATTGTTTTGGAGATTCGGTCGCAGATTTGTTTGTTACGTGGTTCGTTATCAAAAACGTAAATATAATCGCGCCAACCAAGCGTCCTAATATCAACGTCGGACCCACACATAGCAACAGCATTTTTGATGAACGTGGAGTCGAAGGGTCCTTCAACAATGTAAACGGATTCCGAAGCATCAACTTTATCCAGTCCGTAGATTTTTGGTTTGTCATCGTTAAGCATTACGGTGATGTACCTGAGTTTGGATTTTGGATTAAGTGCTCGTCCTTGGAACCCAAAGATTCCGTCTTTATCTTTGAGTGGAATGATGATTCGTGATTCGTCATTCTCCTCACTCTCAAACATAGGTTTTAGAGTATTGGTCCATTGTTTGAACCTTTCGCAGAAGTAAAACTCCCGCATTAATTTGTCTGGTATTTTTCTGTTTTGGAGATAGATCTTTGCCGGGTGAGAAATATTTAGCTCTGAAATTCTTGGAAGATCAAAGTCTTTCTTCTTAAAGTTCGGCTTGCTACTAGGCACCACAGGGTTTGGTGTATTTGACGACCTACCAGTCAGTCCTTCCTTGTAACGCTCCATAACATATTGGTCATAGAGCACCACATCCTGGTCCTTCAGAAAGTTAGTAAAACTCTTGGATGCACCACAATTATGGCATTTGAAGTTATGATCGTTCTTATGCTTGTAGATGTATCCCCTAGTTTTATTCTTGTTCTTCTGCGAGTCTCCGCAGTAGGGACATCTGAAAGTATAAAGACCTTCTTTTTTCTTACTAAACTTCTGCAACCGAACTGAAATCAGTCCGATATACTTACTGTCAATGAAACTCATTACGAAGGACTACTTTCCTCGTTCTATTATAACCTGCTGTGAGTTTGGTGTCAAGAAACCTTGCATCATTTTTTGACCTGGCACACTGACTAAAAATGAGATTACAGTCAGAGCACCTGCAATGGTCCACATCTTTTTCTCAATGACCCTAAGTCTATTATCAACTAAACGTATGTCTCTCTCACAACCTTTCTTTATTTCGTCTGCTCTACGATTGACTTCTCTGTGTACGCTTTCTACCTTCTCAAAGAGTACAGCATCGATTCGGTCTTGCTTGTCTAATTTCTCGTTGTGAACCGCTAGGAGTTGTCCCATCTTTACAGAGTTATCCTGTAAAGACTCTACGACTCGTTCTAGTCTTTCTAAGATAGCGGCATTTACTCCAGCAGAGTCATCCATTGTTCATCCAGCGTTTTCTGGCACCAGGAAAGCATCCCTTGCCAATGATTTCTTTTCTCTTCTTTATCTTACCCATTTTTGTACTAGTACCAGCGGTAGGTCCTTCTGCGGGAGAGTTAGCACCAAAACCACCGCTAGTGCCAGCAGCATTAGCGACCATCATTTCTTCGTAAAACTGTCTGAAGGTTTTCATAAGTTTTCTAAGATTTCCATACAGTCACAGTCAACAGGTATCTTGTGAATATAAGATACAGGATATTCTGGGAGTCTACCCAAATAGACTATAAAGGTTTTAAGTATATTCCACAGTTCACTATCAATCCTATAAAACAATAATGGTGTTGTTGCATCACCAAAAATGTTATAGAGGATAATGAAGTGATTTAGAAGGAGATGTACATTCATCTCCCCCGTATTTCTATACTTGTTCAGCAATCGCTTGATCCACTTGAATCGCTTCATGTCATCATAAAAATCTTCTTGCGTTACTGCTTGAGGATTTTCATAATGTTTCATGGCGAACATTATATAGTTCGATTCATTTAATTCATCAAATCGCATAATGAGTCATTTAATTATCAGCTATCTGGCAGTTGTTGATCGTCACTTGCGTCATTAGCGCCGCTAGTAATGCTGCTTCCAGCAACTAAAACTTC